GGGCTGAAGAAGCATCACCGCCTCGGGTATGTGACCGAGGAGGACAAACGACTATTTCAACGCATCGTAGGAATCACCGTGGAAGAATTTAACCAACGCTTGATCGGCAAACTGGATAACTTGGCTGACCGGATCGTGGACCGGATGCTGGATACCGTGGAGGACACCCCGCTTAACAGCTTGGGGTTTAACTTGGCCGTGGCCATTGATAAGCGGCAACGGCTGGCCGGGCTGAACGCGACGCAGGGCGCCAACGTGAACATCCAGGTCAACAACTACGGGAGCTTGAGCAAGGAGGAGATCGTCGCACGGTTAAGCGGGAAAGCCCCCGTGCCGACGATACAGGCCGCCCCCGTGGAGCTGCCCAATCCCAACGACATCGACGTCAAGAAACCCGTTGCTGTGAACGTAACTGGTTAAGCTCGGCTGTTAGGCGGGCAATCTCCCGCTCCAACTCACGAGCAAAGTCGGCTGATACGCGGTCAGGCCGGCTGACTTGCAGTAGCTGCCTTATTGCCGCGTCCGTTCTTGGTGTGTCGCTCATAGTCCGCTTTCAGTTTGTTGTGCTCCTCAAGGAGCTGGTTGTACTGGTCGAGCAGCCCGAAGAACGCATCGGCCTGGCGGCCCGCGTGCCACTTCTGCTCCGGTGTCATTACCTTCATCGAGGCATTCATCGCTTCTGTCTGTTCTTGAAGTACTGAACTTGGCTGCGGCTGATGCCCAGCTCGGAAGCTATCTCCCGCTCCAGCCATCCTAGTTCAAAGTACAAACGGCGCACGCGATTGCCTAGCCGCTGCGCCTCTTCCGTATTGGTGAGTCTGCCTACCTTCATCCGAACCTCCACACGCGATCCCTGTCCGTCCAGAACAGGCCGAACTCCATCTTCACACATACTTGGTTGCCCTCGTACTTAAGGATGGTCACCGGCTCCAAGTCACCGCACGGGAACTTGATGAAGGTCATTTCTTCTTGGCGGCCTGCGCCTCCAGCATCTGCTGCTTGATGACAGCCAGTTCCTCTTTGCGCCACGGCTCGGACAGCATCTCCAGTAGCTTGGCGGTTTCGACCGGCACCACCACGGATGCTTGGTGGCCCAGCACCATCAGCGTATCCATCCAGATGTCGTAGCCCGCCGCCCGTGCTAGGTCGCAGAAGCCAAAGTCCTCCGAGATGAAGGCATTGGGCTCGTCGTAACGGATCGTCAGTTCCCGCTCGATGCGTGCGCGTAGCGCCTCATCGTTCTTCACCTCGGACAGCGCCGCCCAGATCTGCTTCATCCGATGCTCTGGCGTGTTCCTGCCCTTCAGCTCCATTGGGAACAGCTCCGGTACGAGCTTGGGCGCCTTGTTCGGGTCCACCAGCATGGCAACCCGGTCCACATTCGCCAGGGCGATCTTCTTGAATACGGGTACTTTGATCTTGGAGAAGCCGATGCTGGCCCGCTCGACGCGCTGCAAGCCCGTCTCATCCGGTTCCTCGCCCTTGATCGGGTGGACGTGCCAATGCGTGTTGAGGGAACGCGACGAGTAGACTGCCGTCACGATGTCCCGGTCATGGCTGATCAGCCGCATAAGCGCACTGGCGGTCACATCCTCACCATTGCGCTGGGCCAGCACGTCCTTGTCCCAGAAAATCAGCTCATCGAACTTCTGCTCCACCGCGTAGTGGGCGATCTCGTTGCGGGCAATCTGCACCGCCGGCCCGTCCAACAGGATCCAGTCCAGCTTCACGTCAGGTATCTCCGCCGTCACCATTTGCAGACTGGTGCGGAAATAAGACTTGGGGATGTCTCCCTTGAGTGGTGTGCCGATGAGGATGCGTTTTTGGGCCATTTCTGTACCTATGCCTAGGATTGGCAGCCGTTTAAGCCCAAAGTTAAACGACAAGGCACTTATTAGCGGAGTTAATAACCATCAGCATCTTACTTGTGAGACTTTACTGACGTTAGTGATCACAATATTGGCAGTTATGGTCACAAAACGAGCGGTGGACGAGTGGTTGATCGAGCCGGACGTGGAAGGCGTACGGGAATACGCACGCTTGAGCATCTACGCCGAGCCGGAAGGGCTGAACATTGACGGCCAAGGGCTGATTCCGTGGTCCCAGTTGGAGTCCAGCCGCCTCACCTACGCAGTCAGGATGAAAAAGCGCCATGCAGCTCGCTGACCGCTATTACGCAGATGATTTCAAGCCCGATTTTGGCATTCCGTGGATCGCCAACCCGCCCGATGCGGAGCTGTTGAGCTGGCCGCATGACAAACTCGCCTCGTATCTGGCATTTCGGGAGCAGCGAAACAAGGAGGCGTTGGAAAACCCCGTCGGTGCAGGCTGGATTCTCCCGTCTTGGCAGACGGTGATGAACAACTGGGGCAAGTACACGAACCACATCATCCTAGGTGGTAACCGTTCGTCGAAATCCATGATCGCCAGCCGCCTTTGCGTGTGGGCGGCGGGTACGATCCCCGGTGCGGAGGTCCGCGCCTACCACGTCAACGAGGATCGCAGCATTGAAGACCAGCAGCGGATGGTCTGGGACGCCTTGCCGCTCGGCATCCGCAACCTACCGACCAAGAAAGGGTTGAACCACAGTGTCCAGTACTCGCAGAAGAACGGTTTTACTGATAACATCTGTATCCTGCCTCCTGTTAATGGTTTCCGCCGTGGTGGCAGTATTAAGTTTAGTAACTACCGCAGTTACCAAGCTGATGCACAAGTAGCGGAGGGCTACCGCGCCCACTTGATCTGGTGCGACGAGGAGTGTCCCCAGAAGATGTTTGAAACGCTCCAGTACCGGACGACCGACTACCATGGACGCATCATCCTCACGTTTACTACTCTCACAGGCTGGACACCTCTGGTACAGGACATCCTCGGGAAGACTCGTACCATTGAAAAGCGATTTGCCCCGCTGGTGGGTCGAGACCTACCAGTCGTCCAAGAGTCCCTTTCCCGACCGGGAACTGTTATCTACTATTTCTGGACTGAAGACAACAGCTTCATCGATACCTCCGACTTCCGAAACAAGTTGCTTGGGCGCTCCAAGGATGAAGTCTTGGCCCGTGCATATGGCGTACCTACCAAAAGCATCACTAGCGTCTTTCCTGGCTTCAATAAGGACGTTAATGTCATACCTCACGAAAAGATGCCGTGGCTCAACAACGTGGACTACAATGTCACACGTTACATGGCGCTGGACCCAGCAGGCTCCAAAAACTGGTTCATGCTCTGGGTCGCCATCGACGCCGCCGGCACATGGTGGGTCTACCGAGAGTGGCCCGACTACGACGATTGGGCCTTGCCCGGCAGCGGAGTCGAAGGAAAGCCCGGCCCCGCGCAGAAGGGCAGCAAGAAAGGCATCAACGACTACGTTGAACTCATCAAGCACTGCGAGCAGGTGGAAACGATCTTTGAGCGGTTCATCGACCCGCGTCTCGGGGCGGCGGAAAAGCAGTCAGCCGAAGGCGCCACCACCATCATAAGCGAGCTGGATGACGCCGGCATGGTCTTCCAGCCCGCACCGGGTGTGGAGATCGAAAACGGCATCCAACTCATCAATGGACTCTTGTCCTACGACGAGAAGCGCCCGTTATCGGCGCTGAACGCCCCAAAGCTGTACATTAGCGACCGCTGCCAGAACCTCATCTACTCGTTGCAGGAGTACACCGCCAAGGGCGGCAAGGATGAGGCGACCAAAGACCCAATCGACTGCCTGCGTTACCTTTGCGTCTCCAACTGCGAGTTTGTGGACCCCCACGCCTCCGAACAGGTGGACGACCGGACTTGGAGCTATTGATTGCTTGCGCGTCTTTGTGATTGCGCCCATTAGGTGCGCTCATCAAGCCCATGAGTTCCATCGACGGCAACGCCACTTCCGTTCCCCCTGATCCCGGTCTCCAGTTAGCTCCTCCCGAGAACAAGGGGCCGGACTTCAACCTTCTCAAGAAGGCGTTTGAGGATTGTGTGCGTGATAACCAGCCGTTCATCGACCAATGCCGGCTGAACTACGAGACGCGCTACGCGATCTGGAACGGACAGTCCGCTGACGGCAAGAAACACGCCCGCGAGGGCAGCAAGGTCAGCCCGACGCCGTGGGATGGTGCGAGTGACCTCCGCGTTTTCCTTGTCGATAACATCATCAACAAGAAAGTCGCCATGGAGTGCATGGCGTTCAAGCGGGCGAACCTGACTGCTGTCCCCGTGGGCGCGGAGGACGGTGCTCGTAGCCAGTTGGTCAGTAACTTCATGCGCTGGCTGATCCAGACGCAGATCCCGGAGGTGGAGCGCGAAGTCGAGATGTGCTCCAACTACATGAACGAGAAAGGCGTGGCCGTCATGGGCCAGTTCTGGGAGAAGCGTC